GATGCCGCGTAATCCGGTGCCGGTGGTGTGTCAGCCTGCTTGCCCATAACGTGCCCCTAGAAACCTGCAATCCTCACGACGCAGCACCATGAAAACCAAATCGCCGGCAGGATGCGCATCTGGCAACTTTGCCTGTTCCGTAAATCCCATCCGAGCCGCTAACCGTAAACTTCGCAGATTGTTGCCTGTTATCGTTACCACGATTTGCGCCAAACCGCCAACATCAAACGGGTAGCGAAATATCGCCCCTAGAAACTCCCGGCTTAATGGAGCCGCCGCCGCAATACTTGCCATCGCTGACGCCCCATTCCAATTGTAGTAGACCACGCCCGCCACAATTTTGCCGTCCCGCTCCAACCCAATGCTTGCCGACGCTTCCGGGTGATAGATGCCGCCGATCTGAGCATAAACCCAGCGCCCGACATCGTGCCCCGCAACTATATGCCCGACCATCCGGACTGATACACGATGTCAGTGGCCGCCCACTGGATATTGATCCCCCGCGTTGAGCTGGCCACCGACACGGCTGCGCTGTATCCAATTCCGTTCACGCCCTGCCAGTTGTTCGAAATCACTAGACTTTGCCCCCATACGGACGAACCCCACAGGCCCGTTCCCCACAGCGCCGCAGCCGGCGGAGTGCCGACCACGATTGGCACGGTCGGTGCCGATGTATCAAAATCGACGTTGATGGCTGCATTGATCGCAGGCGTGCCATTGGTAAAGATGCTCAACCGAGCGCGCGTGTAGTATTTGACCGAGCCGCGTGAGCCGAAATAGTTGAACGCCTGCAACGCCTGCGTGAAGATGTTGTTGCTGCCGTCCTGATAGGTTGAAGTCCAAGCCTTAACCACCTTGCCCGCCGTGCCGTAGTAAGGCAGATCGCCGAAATTCTCCCAACAACTCGCCGCCCACCCCGTGAACCGCCCCCACGCCTGGGTGTTGGTGTTCATCACGTATTGCTCTTGCGCCGTGCTGCTGATCGGCACGTTGACAATCAGCGCGGAATTGGGCGCGGAAAACAGCATTTCCCAACCGAACGACGACCCGTAGGAACTCGCCGCCGCAGAGAATGCGCCGCTGATTTTGTCGGATAATGCCACGCGCGGATCGAGCCGCGAACTCTGCAACGCAGATGCCAGCGGAACTAACCCGTTGAGCGTGAGTATTGCCAAATCGCCGCCAAACTTCATCAGGCAGCGCGCGCCAATGGGAGGCCCCAGCGCCCAAATACCGGCAAGCGCCCACGTTGCCGAGCTGGCCGGATCGGTGCCGCGATAAACAATGACCTCGCCCTTGCTGGTGACGAAAACGAGGTTATCATCAACCCCATAGCCGGCATCGATCGTCCAAGCCGCGACGGCCACAAGATACCCGCCAAGCCGTGCAATTGAACTTAGGTCAAGCACGTTTGCTACACCGCCAACTGCCGACGTTGGCAGATACCATGCCTTGAGCGTTTGCTTTTGCAGGAACCAGACCCGGTTTTTGAACAGCGCCACATTAGATAGCGTGGTGGTGGTAACGCCCGTGATGGCAATTGGCGATATGCCAGTGATCGCCGCCCATGTTGCGCCATCATAGAGCAAAGGCGCATCGACGCCATTGACCGCATAGATGTAGCTGCCGCCCGCCGTGGTGACGTTGGTGTATTCCCATCGGCCGTTGCTCAGCCCGGTGACAACAGCCGCCCCGACCACGCCTGCGGTGGTGACATCAAAAATAGATGAAGGCGTATTGGCGACGGCAAACAGCTTGCTGGCCGTGCCGCTGGTGTAAGCCATTAGGCTTTCAACCGTGCCAGTGATGCCTGTAACGTGGTCCGTGTAGCCCCCGCGAATGTTGACGCTGTTTACATCGGGAAAAAAATTGACCAACGTCACAGCGTCGCCCGGCGCCATGTCTGCGAGGCTGTCGCGCGCATTCCAACCGCCAACAGGAGCCGGCAGACTGACCGCCTTGGAAGCGCGGCCCTGGACTAGCGCGGGGGGCCTATATCGCGCCATAGCCACTGTCGGGGATGTTTTCGTAGGTGATCAGCACGGAACCCGGGCGAGGCGCGAAGGATAGGTTAGCCGCGCTGGTATCTTGCGCAATAACAATGTCCAATTCGCGGCTGTAGTTCCGATACATGGCAGTCGTGTCAAACCCCTTCGCCTCAAAATACTTCAGCTTGGTGGCCAGAACCATCAGCCGATCAGGGAAAATGCAGGTATCGCTATCGAGCGTGAAGCTGTTCTTAACCGCATCGCTTGCAGATCGAGCCCATGCGAGGCTGCGGTATTCGTAGCCTAATTGTTCCGCGTTCGAGTAGCCCGGCCAGATTTGGAAATATGAACCAAACAACCGCCAACGCAGGCGCGGCCCGGTGCTGATAAACCCGGACATCAACCATTCCCATTGCTGCGGAGTTTCCGGTCCGAGCATCTCCCAATGCTTCGATTTGTCCCACTGCGTCCGCGGCGTAATCGACGCGTAATCGCTTGGAAGTGCGTATTGCATCTTCTGGAAATAGACGGTTGCCGCCGTGCCCGCTGCCGTGATGTCTTGGTTGAGCGTGACCTGATTGGCGTTATCAACAGACACGATCATCGCATTCTGCCCGATGCCGTCGCCAACTGCCTGATACGTGGTGTCAAGCGCCGCCGTGGTCGGTATGCTGCTGATCGTCCGAGCCGCCGTCGTCCATGTGCCTGTTGTGGTCAAGTATTCAGTCGAAAACAGGTGTTGCGCTGCCATTGCGCGCCATTCCGCCGCGCGGGTCAGTTCATAGCCGCAAGCATTCATCAGCGCGAGAAGCTGCGTCACATCTGCCGAGCCGTTGCCGACAACGGTAGCAGGCACGGGAATGCCTAGTTCTCCCGTAACCTGCGTCATCAATTGCAGCATGGTGCTCGACATGGATTAGGCGACCGTCGCGCGTGGCCGGCCCGCCGATGGCGCCATGCTGGTAATCATCGCGCGCAACTCTGCCAATTCGGCGCGCGTTTTTTCCAATTCGAGCGCGGTTTCCGACATGTTTTGCCGCGCCAGGAACGCCCGCGCTCGTTCGCGCAAGCCCGCCCCGCCCATGCCGACACGCTGCAACTGCGCATCGCTCGCGCCGGCAACCTGTTCAACCGTGGCGAAGTGGAGGATCTGCAACTCGCCCATCATATGCTCAGTGAGGGCCTCGGATTGTGCCGCGTGCCAGTCTTTCAACTTGGTGCCGACCGCTGCATCCGGGCTGTTTTGGCGCTGGAAATTCAACCATTGCAACGGGAACCGTTTCATATGGAAGTCCTTTGCCGGTGTATCGATCACGTTGAGATCGTTGCCCGGCACCGCGATGCGGATAAACGCTTCCCCGATGTGCGGCTCGTATTTGTGCGTATAAAACTCAACGCTCAGGTGGCTATCGGCGGCAGAGGTATCGCTATCGAGAGGCATGTGGTGTCTCCGGTTAATGAGTGGCCGCGCTCGCCATCATGGCAGCAACGGCAGGCAATAGGCCGCGCCCAAAGACGCTGATTGACGCCCCTAGATCGGCCAGTTGGGTTGATGCGGTTTGGAACTCGACCGCCTGGCGCGCCATCCAAGGCGCTGCCGTGAAGGTCTGATCTCCGACCGTGTATTGCTCGCTTTCGTCGGCATCGTTCTGGTGTTGCGGGTAGGCATGGCCGCGCGTGCCGGCGTAGCTGCTGTCAAACCCGAACAGCCGGATGTCGCGAAAGCCCAACACATAGGCGAGGGACATGCTCAGGACGCCGACCGAGGAACCGCCGCCGATCAAGAGGCGCTCCCGATCGCACGGGATGTCACTGACGCCGGGGAAACTGGGATGCCAGACGATCACGTCGTCCGCATCGTCGAACTTCTCGAAAACCGCGCGATTGCACGTCGAAGCCAGTAAATAGGTGGAAGCCGGACCGACAAACTCCGCAGCGTCGGGTTGCGCGTCAACAAGCACGAAATAGTCGGGTACAATGCCGACACGGCCTAGCATGGCCCTGGTGCCGTTCATGGCAAAAATTGCAGCGCCGGCTTTTTGTTCGCGCCGGATCGTCTCGTAGAACGCATCAACAGATGGCCCGCCGCCGATCAGTAGTGCCGGTCTGTTTGTTTTTGCCTCGTGTTGCAGCCAATGATAGGGAAGCGTGCTGGCAAACTTCACATTTGCCAGCACGTCCGTTGCCGCCGTGTTGCAAGCAACAGGTAGCGTTTCGTCAAGGTTGCTCGGCAGGATCACTAGGTGATCTGGCCTTGCAGATGGGGACGATTGATCGAAACAACCAAAGTCGCGGTCGTGGTGGTGACCGTGGCGAGGTTGGCAGATCGCGCCCCGAGGATTTGTCGGCCAGTGGCAGCCGTTGGCATAATACTGCCTGCGGTTGCCGACTGGTAAACCGCAACCTGCGCCGTCGTCTGAACTGCCGTTTTTGCAATGACAGCCAAACCGCCAATCTGATACCAGCCAAACGTGCCAGCAAGATTGGCAGACATCGCGACCGCAACCGGCTGACCGAGGCCCGCCGTGTTGGCAGACAGCGCGGTCTGGTAGGTCGTGGCGTTGTAAGTCACCAGCGAACCAATTGCCGTGCTGGCAACGCCGAGGAGGAGGATAAACTCCCCTTCGCCGTAGGTTGGATCAACCGCACGGACGATCTGGCCAAGGGTTGCCGGCGGTGTCGGAATGACCGTCGCCGAATTGGGCGGAGTAATACCGGCATCGGTTTGATTGATTTGCAAAAAACCAACCATCGGGATACTCAATACGTAAGCCATGCTGTGCGCTCCTTAAGCGATCAAGACGCCGCAAAACTGCGGACCGCTTGAAGTGAGGTTGCCGGCCCAGCCGATAAGCTTGACCACCGCGTCCTGATTGACCGCTTGACGCTCGCCGCCGATGGGGACGAAATTGCGCGCGGCATGTGGCCGGAACATGAGGTATTTGGTGTTCAGAAACCACATGTGAGCCGATGTCGCCGCGCTCCCGACGCCACCATCAAGCACCACGTCGGAGGCCATGCCCGCGCCGTAGTATTTGAGCGACGCAAAGCCCGCACCAGCCGCGCCCGAACCGCTGTCGGTAATCCGCTGGATTGCCTGAAGCGAGTTGAGATACAGCTTGTAATAGGTGTTATCGGTGACGATCAGATCCGGCTTGTCAGTGCCCCGGATCAACTGCACCGCGACCGCATCCATGTAGGTCTGGATATTGGCCGCAGTTACGGCGGCGCCGCCATCAGCAATGCCGCCGTATTTGATCGAACGCCAGAACGTAAACGACGCGCGGTTGATGCCGCCGTAGGTGCCGGTGGTCGGAGCATCGGGGATCGCCGCAGCCAGGCCGGTGATGTTCTTGCCCGCGTTGCCAGTGCCATCAAGATAGATGTCGCTGCCGATGCGGTTCATCAACTGCGCTTCAGACACTTCCATGCGCCCGTCAAGCAGGTCGATGATCTGCTCTTTGCTGTCGTTCTGAAGCATTTCCAGGCCCGAAATCGACACGGCAGAAGCGTATTGGGTGATGCTGAACTGCGCCGCGCTGATCGGGCTGTTCTGGCTGACGTCGAGCACTTCATAACCCGAATAGGAATTCGTGTTGTTGGTCGTGCTGTCGTTATACATGATCTCTTGCAAGATCACGTTGCCGCCCGAGAAGGTCTTGACGTTGCCGCGTTCTTTCAGACGGCGAAGTAAAGCGTTGTTGTTGGTAACGTTATCGGCGAGCGCGCCGGATCGGCTTTGAATGGTGGTAGCGATGATGTCGCTTACCGAACTGTTTGCGAATGCCATGAAGGCAGCCTCCAAATGATCTAGAGGCGCTCACTCAGTCCCGAGAATTGATCCTCCAGGATGGAGCGCCGGTCTGTCGCTTTGGTTGCCGTGGTGGCCCCGGGTGTGGAGCTTCGAACGCTTACCGCCGCAGCGCGCGCTGACTTGGCTACCTTGTCCGCCGCTGCCCGCTTTTCAGCAATGGCCGCATCCTGTTGGGATTTTTGCGAACTCTGGAACAATCCGTCATCAAGGCGCAACGCTTTCGAATAGGCGTCTTCCAGCGATGCCGAAACTCCGCTGTTTAGCAATTGGACCATCACGGGCTTCAATGCGTCAAAATGTTCGTGTGTGGACGAAAACTTCGAAATATCAGCCTGCATAGTCCGGTCTTCAGCGGCTTGGGCTGCATCCTTACCGGCCTGCAACTGCCCCCGTATCTCGTTCATCTGGATTGCCAGATTGCTATACCGATGGTCAGCTTGTGGGCTACCTTCGGGCAATTCCGCCGCGCCAGACAAGTCAATGCCGTAATTCTGTGCAAGTTTCTGCAAATATGCAAGCTTTTCTTGCGGCGCGCTTGACCGCAGCATCCGATCTGCCTCTAAAAGCGCCTTGACCGCCGTTGGAGCGTCAACACCAAGGCCGCGAATAGTAGGCAAATACGGATCAACCGCCGCTTGCATGGCATCGGCAAACCGGGCTTTTTCCTGCAACGGCAACACGCCGTTGCGCATCTCTTCCTCGCGCTGAAACGCATATTCGCGTAGTTCGGGCGCGGCGGTTTCCCAAAGTCCGTGCTTCTCTTTTTTCCAGCTTTGCGGCGGACGCTCCCATACCGGAGGTTCTGCGACTGGCTCAGGTGCAGCCTCAACCGGCGCGGCCTGCCCGGCAAACTTCCCGGCTGCATCGCGAGGCGCGGAAGGCTTTTCTGCAACCGGCTCAACGGGCGCGGCGGCGATCTCGTCAAACTGCTGTGAAAGTATCTCGCGGCGATCTGTGTGATCGTTGTCGAGGGCTTCGGACATACTATCTCCTGCTGGCGTGTTCGCGCAGTTCTTGCGCAATCCGCGAAATCTGGCGCTGGTTTAAATTTTCAAACTGCCCATAAAGCGCCCGCTTGCGTGCGTCGCGCTGGGCTTTTGGCGTCTCGTATGGCTGCGGTGCCGGCGGCTGTTCATTGCCGACCTCAACGCATCCGTGAGCCTTCAGATGCTCGCGATGCCTTGACCGGCTGCTGATCGTGGAACCGTCAACCATGCTGGTATAGGGCTGTATATCTCGCACGATCTGCATGCGACGCTCCACGCCCTCACGCTTGACCACCAACTCGCCATTTTCCAAAACATAGACAGTCATGCGATCGGCTCCATATCCATCCTTGCCCCGGCTGCAATCTCGGCAACGCGGATCTTCGTCGCGCTTTCCAATTCAGCCTTCCAGCGGTCAAACTGTTCAGCCTGCGCCATTTCTTGCAGTTTGGCCTGCTCTTCCATGGCAATCCGCTGTTGCTCGATTGCGGCGGTTGCCTCGGCTTTCATCTGCTCGATTTGAAGCTGCGCCTGAGCCTTTAGCTGCTCGATCTGCATATCCGCTTGCAGCTGGGCTTGCAGGGCTTGCGCGTCGAATTGTGCCTTTGCCTGCATGGCCTGGCCCTCTGCCTGCATCCGCATTTGCTCGCGTTGCCCGTCAGCCTGCATGCGCGCCTGTTCGATCTGGCCGGCCTGTTGCAGCTTTAGCATTTCAGGATTGGGGGGCGGAGGCGGTTTAGGCTGTTTGGCGGCTTCCACGAATTGCTTCATGGCTTGGTCAATGCTGCCTTCAAGCGACCGCGCCGCCTTGAACGCGCCAACGCCAAAACGCAGCACTTCGAACAGGATCGGCACCAGTTGCGGACTGGCTTGACCAGCGGGCAGGGCTTCACGCATGAACCCGCCGAAGGTCTGAATGAATTGCAGCCGATCCTGCTTCATGGCGTCCTCGTCAAGCTGCACGAGGCTGTCGCTGGCTACCTCAACGCGGAAGCTGCGCATCGGATTGTTTTGCAGCAATTCCAGCGCGGCAGGGATCATCTGCTGATCGGCTTCCGACATCTGGCCGGCGGCCGCATATTCCAGAATGGTTGTCGGCTGGAATTTGCTGCAAATGATCTGCGTTTTAAGCCGCAGCAGGTCCGTCGCGAACAACGCCACATCCTCTTGCATGGATCGCAACCGCAGCCCGGCATACTGACCCTTGATGCGCTGCGCCGTCGCCGTTTCGCTGGCCCGTGTTTGGCCCCGGATGATGTCAGATATGCCGGTGATCTCGTAAATCTGCGCCTTGATCTCGGTCCTGGCGTTGTAGCATTGGATCAATGCCGCTGCGAGCGTATCCAGCGGCAACAGGTCAACGCTGCCCTTTAGACCGCCCTTCTCGCTGAACCCGGCCCAATTCACTACGGGTATCAGCGTGTTGTTCTCACCCTCGGTCAATAGGCGAGCAAGCGCCGGCTGGCTGGCGTCATACACGCCCCGCACTCGCAGCGCTTTCACCAGCCCATCAATACGGTCTGAGAGGATGTCAAGCTCGTTTGCCTGATCCTGATACATGACGAAATCAGGAACCGGCACCAAGCTATCAGATGTCAGTGTAGCGTAAAGCGGTCGCCCGCACGGAAAGAAGTCCTGCAATTCAAGCGGATCGTCGCGCTCGTCAATGAACTCCGCCGACGCCTTGGACAGCCAATAGACCTTGCCTGTTTCCTTGCACCACAGCTCGCAAATCTTGGCCCGCGTGTTGTCGCGTCTTTGCCCGCCGCCGCCTTGCAATGGTTCCGGCCCGTTGTCCAGCGGGATCGTCGCCGCCTTTTCCTCGCCGAACCGCTCAATCAGCGCGTCTTTGGTCATGTAAACCCAACGCCAAACCTCGGTCACTTCCTCCCAGGTTCGCGCGACGTTGTGACCGAAGTCCTTCCAATGGATGTAGTCGACGGGCGCGCACTCGTAATCAACTTCCTCGGCCACGCTTTCCGGGTCGCCAACCATTTCAGCGCCGCCGCCGTATTCGCCGGCTTCCTCCGCTGGGTCTTCGTCAACGTCCTCAGTGACCTGCAAGCCATCATCCGGTTCGCCTTCCTGCGCCCGAACGTGCGGCTCGTATCGCGCCCATGCCACGCCTCGCCCGCCGAGAAACCGATCCTGCACCGCAAATTTCATCGTCGCGCGGAAATCGGGATAGTGCTCGATCTCGTATTCCAGGGCGCGTTCAATCAGCAGCGACGCCACTCGCCCCACTTGGTCATTGTCGCCAAACCGCCGCGATACATCCGCCGTTGGCAGCTTGGAATAGACCGCTGGAATAAGGGTCTGGACGTTGCTCCAAAGGATGTTGAACCGCGCCGCCTCATTGCCCGAACCGCTGCGATTATCGTCGCGATACCGCTTGACGATCTTAGTCGCGCGCGCTTCCCATTTCTTGAACTCGGCATCGTATGCCGCGATGATGGCAAGGTATTTCTGGACGCCTTCGCTAACCTGTTCGATCATGCCCATACGCCTAGCACTGCCGCGCTTTCGTCCGGCGTGGTGACGATCAAACCGAGCCTCGTAGGATCGAACGGCACATCAACGGCAGGCGCACGAATGGCGATGTAAACCATACCCGGCTCGCCAATGGCCGGTATCGTGATCTTGCCGCCGTCCGGTGCTGTTGCGCCAACTGCCGCCCGCCCGACGCCATAACGGAACAGCGGGTTGCCTTGCGCGTCATCAACTGAAAACGGCCCCAGCATGTTGGCCGGCCCGCTGTTCGTGCCCACCAGCCCCGAAGCTTGGAGTGCTGCCAACGCCTTTGCAATCATGGTCAGGGAGGCGGCTTTGAATGTCCAATCCATATCAATATGCTTTCGCGCTAAGCCAGGCGTCAGACTGAGGCCCTGGCGCAAGCGTGACGCTGGTTGCGTGCATCGCGCTGTATGTGCTTGCCGCCCATGGAGCGCGCCCGACTGCGAGCGTCGTCATGGTCGGCTGCCCGGCATTGGTGACGCCCTGGATGGCATTGCCGTTCAGCTTCCAGCGGATACCAGCCGGCGATACGCTCACGGCCAATCTGTTGACGGTGCCAGCCGTTGCCAACGCCACCGTCGCGCCGCTAACTGCCGCAGATGCCACGATCGTCGTTAATCCGATACTGGTCGTGCCGTTGCCGCCGAAATACCAAGTATCTGCGAACCCGCTTGCCGCAGACATGCCGAACACCACGCCAGTTTGCGCGTTGCTCAACACCGTAAATTCCAGATATGCGCCGTAACCCGTCGCCGTTTGCAGCCCCGGCAGTTGCGTCAGGTCGAGCGTCAGGTTGTCGGCGGCTCGGGTGGCGGCGGCGGTGGTTGTTCTGATTTGTGAGGTTTGGATAGCGCCGGCCTCTAGCTGAGGCGAGCTAACCCTGATCGTGTAGTCAACAACAGTTGCGGTCGGAATTTGCGGATAAAAAAATGTCACTACAAATGCTGTCAACGCTTGGTTTACCGTGAACGTATACGCAAATCCGCAAAGGCTAAGATTAGCGTTCCCCAATGTCGATAGGGAGAGGGACGTAGAAGAATTTCCCAAAAAGACCTGTGTAGAACTCAAGAACTGGTTATCTACTCCCAGGGTAATCCATCCCGCAGTTGACCCAGCAACGAGGCGCATTCTGAATGACGTGGTAAACTGCTGGCCGTTGGCCGCTGCGATAATACCAACCGTCCCGTCTGGGTAAATTCGGTCCTGGAATAGTCCCGTGGTGGTGCCTACATATCGGTAATCAACATACGGATAGCCATTTTCAGTGCCGGTGCCGACAATGCTTTTTGTGATACCAACGGAGCTGCCGGTTACTGCCCAGTTCGTGGGGTCAGTTCCAGGGGAGCCAGCAACGGCCCCAACCTGATCCGAATTGCGCAGCAGGTTAGTCCCCTGCGGCTCCCCCAAATACCCAGCCGGCGAGGTCTCGAAGCGCGCGACGTTGGTGCCGGCGGTGGACAGAACGCCGGACTGAATTTGCGTGCCGGAACTGGCGCGGGAGAAGGTCCACAACGGCGGAAGCGATGCCGTCAGGTCAGAAACCAACGCCCCGCGCTGCCCGGCCCATTGCGAAATCACGGAGACCAGAACGCCGTGGCGTCAACTGTGCCGCTGATCGTGATTACCAGCGACGTGCTGAACCGCGCCGGCATCGGGTAGAATGTGCCGCCAATCGGGGTGAAAGTGTTGACGATGGTCGTCGCGTTGTCTGCAACCTTGATCGTTGGCGTCGCGCTGGCCGATGCGCAAAAGATGCCAGTCAGACCACCCGCGCCGGTCCATACGGTCGTGGTCGCCGTCATATTCTTGTAGTTCTGTGCCTCGGAAACTGGCGTCATACTCTGCCCTTTTTCTGTGCAGCGGCGTGAATTGCCCACATATCGTTGAGCGTAGCCTGATTTTGAGGCCCGACTATTAGCACGTTGCCCGTATTTGATGCAATTGGCTTTTTTTCGGGCTGCCACATCACAGCCATCATGCGGAAAGCATCGGCTGCGTGGCTTGACCAGTCGTGGAGAGGCGTCATCATAAACGCGCCCGTGTCGCTGTTGAATTTGCGCCGATAATTCCGCAGCGCGTTGACGCCGGGCTTGGTGAACTCATCATCGAACCAGACCATAGGCAGCATCGTTCGCACCGCTTGAATGCCGTCTTGCACGCCGATGTCGGGGACGATCTCGAACATCCCAAGCCCGCCCATCATGCCGGCAAGCTGCTCCAACACGGATCGCCCGCCGCTCGCAAAGGTCTTGGCGCGCCCGTCGTGAGGCAGGTAGTGCTTGGCGTATCGGTAGCCGCGGCTGTTGACCAGATTGGCGACAAACTCCGGCGTTGACCCGGACGCCGCCCAAAAGTCGATAACGTGGATCTCCAACCCGACCACCTGATACCACCAGATAGCCGTGTCGTCGTGGTGGCCGATGTCCCATGCGGTATAGACCGGCACCGCCTGATCGTAATCCACAACGCGGATGCGGCCCTCGACCTCGGCCATGCGGATCTGGTGTGCCCAGAATGCGCCTGAGTTGGGCGCGTCAAAACTGCATTCGTATTCCTGGGCAAACTCCTCCTCGCTCATTGACGCCTTCATGCGCGCGATGATGTCGTCGCCGAGAATGCCGGTGTCCTGATATCGCAGGAGGTAGACGGACGCGCTCGGATCATCCTTGGCGCGATCAAATGCCGCCTTGAGTTGCCCGAGGCCCTTTGGCGTGCCCGATCTGACCAGCGTGCCATTGTGGTCGGACAGCATCGGCAGGATCGCGGTAACCTGGCCCTCGGCGCTTGTGTCGTCGTATTCATCGATAATGATTTCGTCCGCATACCCACCGCGCCAGCTGTCAGGCCGATCCATGCCGCCCGCCTGATAGACGCCGCCGTTGGGCAGGATCACGCGCATGTCGGATTTGAGGACGCGAGTGCCCCGGATGCCCTTTGCCGCCCGTGCCAACTCATCCCATAGCCCGGTTCGATCCCACTGCACCTGATACGGCAGGGTATGGATCACGCGAGGGGGCGGGTATTGGCGCGGGATCGTGAGCGCGCGTTTCAGGCCGCGCCACATGAGGCCCGCAGTCTTGCCGGCCCGACGATGCACCACGGCCACGATGTCGCGGGAGGCGTCGTTAATCAGCGGGCGCTGCCATGGGCGCGGGCGAAATGGCAGGGTTTCAATCGTCAACCGG